AGTTTTAATAAAAATAAATTTATGTTCATGCGAAACTATCATTGTGTTACTATTACTGTTCCTCCCTGAAACCAGTTACGACATAGTGGTGCTACTTTTCTGTCGTATTTATCTAACCATTCGTTGAGTGCTTTATACTCGTGTTCTTTCCAAGTTGTGTATAATACTCTACTTGCTTTACCACTCGGTGATGCTTCACCAAAAGCATATCTCCAACAACATAGTTCATCGAATCTAATTATAGTTCCTGGAACAATCCAGTCGTTCAACTCATCTAAAACTACTTTGGCAGATTCGTAAATATCTCCGTCAATATGTAGATAACCAATATCCCCTCTATCGTGAGCAGTTTTGAAATGAGGAACCGTTTTATCGAACCAACCTTTAACCAAGACAACATTGTTTTCAACATCTGGATATTCTCCCTTTCTATCAAACGCATCTGCTCTTACATTCTTCTGTCCCATATCCCAATCAGAAGGTAGACCTTCAAAAGAATCGAAACCATAAATCTTTAGGTCTGGTCTTGCTTTCGCAACTGCGTTAATTGTTGTTCCTTCAAAAACACCAAACTCCATACAATAAGAATCTTTACGAATCATTGGTGCTAACCATTCTAGTTCTCTAAGTCTTACTGCGTTTGTATCTGTGTCTGTAGGAAGAAACTTAAATTTCTTCACCCCATTAAATTCTCTAATTTTCATCAGTTCATTATACCCTTATTCATCTCTTCAGTCAAATCATACATATCATTAATTATTCTATCATCAATAATATGTTGTGGTTTTCTATGCCACTTGCCATTAATGTTGTCATTAATAAATCTTTCATCTTCAAGCACATTATGTATAAACTGTTGTCTTACTTCTTCGTAATTACAGTCACCTTTTGTTTTGTGTAATGAGATGATAACTCTTTTGAATTGGTCTTTACCATACAGTTCAACAAGTTCTTTTAGATTGTCACTACTACCATAGTAGTTCTTCCAATCAGATTCTTTCTTCTTTCTTCTGATAAAACCTTTAACCTTTCTGATAGACCAGAAAAACTTCTTGCCGATATAGTATCGACCGTCTGGACTCTCAATAACATAGACAAACCCTTCGGCATTACCTATATTATCTGTGTCAAAGTCTTCTCCATTAAACTGCCACTTGTTAGTGTATTCAATCTTTTTCGGCAAAATCTTTTATCCCTTCAAATTCATCGTAATCTTCATACATATCACTATCATCTATTTCGTCAATCGGATATTCACAAAACGGACAGACAGTTGGTTCTGAGTATGCTTCGTTTATTTCATCATCATACTCTAATATATAGTCATTACCACAGTTACCACAATTCAATTCAACTCTCACCTCTGCCATTTATTGCTCCTCGTATGCTTCTGCCCAAGTTCCTACTAAACCTGCTACCTCATATTCTGTTACTCTGTTCTCAAAGAAGTTCGTATGGTCAGCACCGTTTAATACCCACTCAAGCCATGGAAGTGGATTGTCTTTCACTTTAAAGTTTGGTTTAAGACCCAACTGTAATAATCTCCTATCAGTAATGTATCTAATATATTGTTTTACTTCATCAGCATTTAGACCTTTGATATAACCCGCATCGTATGCTAAGTCTACAAACTTATCTTCAAGTCTAACTGCTTTCTTACTCATTGTATATATGTCTTTCTTAAAAGAGTCATCTACGATACGAGGGTGTTCAGCACAGTATGCTTTGAAGAGTTTAGCATTACCTTCTACATGCATAGACTCATCTCTGATAGACCATTCAACCACTTTACCCATACCTTTCATCTTACCGTATCGTTGGAAATTTAACAACATAACGAACGAAGCAAATAATGCTACACCTTCATTGAATACACTCTTTGCGAGCGCCAAACCTAAGCCTCGTTGTGTTGAGGGGTCGTTTTCCATCATAAATTCTACTTTGTCGTTCATCTCAGAATACTCTAAGAATGCGTGATATTCTTCTGGTGGGAGACCTAAAGTTTCGTTCAATAAAGCGTATGCTCTTTGATGAATACCTTCACGAGCAGCAAACGAACCTAACATATTTCTCACTTCGTTATTCTTAAAACGAGGTATAAAATTATCATAATAGTTTTTACCAACTGCCACATCTGATTGAGTAAAGAGTCTTAGAATGTTAGTAATAAATTCTTTCTCAGACTTAGTCATCTTATCACTTGACTTCCAGTCAGTAACATCCTCAGATAAATCTACCTCATCTTCAATCCAGTGAATCTTCTCGTGTCTTGTAGTTAAGTCAACTGCCCAAGAATAATGAAAAGGTTTGTATGTTTGAGAAAACTCCATCAGACCACCACTAATCTGTTTCTTAAGTGTGTGTCTAATTTCCATTAAGTCATCATAACCACCGATTCGTTTACCGTCAATAATAATCTGAGGAACAGTTCTTACTCCTGGAAACTTTTGAAAGAATGCCAGTCTTTGTTCTTCGTTATATAATTTGTTTTCGGTATAGTCAATCTCTTGTTGATTAAACCATTCTTTTGCCTTTGTGCAGTAGGGACAATCATCCCTTGACCATATTACTACTTCCATTTATACTCCCTTATGCGTGACAAGCAGTACACTCGTCTTCTAGTTCATCGTGGTCTTTCAACCTCTCTCTTTCAATCTTCTGTGCTACATTCTCAGCACGATTACTTGTTTCAGTTCTCAAATAATATAAACCTTTACAACCAAACTTCCAAGCATCAAAATGAGCATTATGAAGATATGCTTTCGTCGCACCTGCTGGGAAGAATAGATTTAATGATTGACCTTGACATATGTATTCTTGTCTTACACCACCATGTAAAACAACCCAGTATTGGTCAATCTCAATAGCAGTCTTAAATACTTCTTTTGTGTGGTCGTCCAAGAAACCTAAGTGTTGAACAGAACCACCGTTGGTAATAATACTTGACCAAGTTTCGTCATCGTCTTTACCAAGTTTCTTTAATACTTTTTGTAGATATTTGTTACGAGAAAGATGAGACCCTGCTCTTGTTCTACTTGTAAACGCATTTGCTTTCCAAGGTTCAATAGAAGGTGATGTTCCACCAATCAATGAAGAGTTAGCATTCGGTGCGATAGCAATTAGGTGGGCGTTTCTACGACCCGTTCCTTTCATATCTGGTGCTTCACCTTTATCTTTTGCGATTAAATAAGATTCTGCGATTGCTTTCTCTTGTATATCAGAGAAGATAAGTCTATTAATTTCTAATGCTTTCTCACTCTCCCACGCAACATTGTGTTGTTGTAGATATGAATGAAAACCCATAGCACCAAGACCCAAACTTCTTTCTTGTTGTGCTGAGAATCTTGCTCTACTAATTTCATCTGGTGCGTTATCGATGAAACCTTGTAATACATTATCTAAGAAACGAATAAGGTCACCTACTAAATTAGTGTCACACCATTCATCAAACTTTTCAATATTCAGTGAAGACAAACAACATACAGCAGTTCTATCTTCGTTAGTAACTAAGTGAATCTCATTACATAGATTACTACCATTGATTTTAAGACCCATATCTTTTTGTGGTTGAGGTAACGCTCTGTTAGCAGTATCGATGAAGTTCATATAAGGTTCACCAGTTCTATAACGAGTCTCTAAGATATGTTCCCATAGTTTACGAGCAGGAGTTGTATCTCTAACTGAACCGTCGTTAGGGTCTAATAGATTCCAGTCTTTACCATCTCTAACTGCTTTCATAAAATCATCAGTAAGATTGACTGCGTGATGTAGATTTAGATTCTTACGATTGACATCACCAGTTGGTATTCTCATATTGATAAACTCAATAATGTCTGGATGCGAAATATCCATGTATGCAGCATAAGATCCCTTCCTAGTTTTGCCTTGACGATAAGCAGTCATATCAGCATCAACTGTATGCATGAAAGGTATCGGTCCTGGAGCCTTATCTGATACTGCTCTTACATCTGACCAGTGACCACCAACACCACCACCTTTAACACTCAACCATCTCAATTCAGAAGTATGGTCAATCAGACCCTCTAACGAATCAGGAACATACGATAAGAAACAAGAGATGGGTAGTGCTTTTGGTTTCTCTCCTGGCATTGGTGCGTTAGAGAGAATGGGTGAGGAGAACATAAACCAAC